GGCAGCAACCTCAACGTCCAGCAAATGCGCTGGCGCTGTCCTGGGGCGCGGATCATCGGCACCTCGGAACTGCAGGACTACCGGCTCCTGTTCAAGGGCAGCAAGACTGGCTCCTATCTCACGGTCGAGCCGAAGAAGGGATGCACGGTCCCCGTTGCGGTCTGGGAGGTCACCGACCAGGATGAGCTGGCACTGGACCGCTACGAAGGGTACCCCAGCTTCTACTACAAAACCGAGATGACGCTGGATGTCAAAGGCATCTGCACCGGCAAGCTCCGGCGCAGGAGGGCTTTCGTGTACATCATGCGAGAGGAACGACCCTACGGCATTCCCGCCAGCAGCTACTTGAGCATCTGCGGCCAGGGCTACCGGTTCTTCGGATTCCCCGTTGACAAGCTCCTGGAAGCCTGTCGGTACAGCAGAGAAAGGATGAAGCCCCATGAAGGAAGATAACATCAGCCGCCTGTCAATCTGCCCACGCTGCGGCAAGCCCTACTACGAACCTCCGGCGCTTTCCCGGCTGGACAACGAGACCCTCATCTGCCCGGACTGCGGCACACGGGAGGCGCTGGACAGCATTGGCGTTTCGCCTGAGGAGCAGGACTCCATTATCCAGACCATCCACCGCTGTCTGAGGTCGGAATGAAGCTGTAAAACACACAATATCTGAACGCCATGTTTGTGTGGTATATTCCTCCGAATTGACTTGCTATTATTCGCTTTTAGAGCGAATATGTACACACCGAAAGGGAAAACACCACTTTTCAGGAGGAATTCAAAATGATGAAAGCATGGCAGATTCGAGAGAACTTTGAACTGATTGACCGCATTGCAATCAGCCGCCGCACCTTTGAGGAACTGTTCACCCACACCAAGGAACGCATCGAGTTCACCTTCAACGGCTGGGATGGCAAGTCCTACAACGGCGAAAGCCGGGTGGCCCGCGTCTACCGCAGCAACCTTCCCGGCTATGAGGATTGCATTTTCGTCAAGGTTGGCAAGGCCCTCCACTACATCGACACCGAATACCAGGTGGTCAACAAGCTGACCGGCGAAGCCCACCCCACAGCGGGCTGGCTGGTCGATGTCCTCAAGGGATGATTTCCCGTAAGCTGCACAGTTTCACCCGGCAAGGTTTGTGTAGTATATTTTGAGAAATCGCTTGCTATTATCCGCCTTTAGAGCGAATATGTGTACACCGAAAGGGAATACACCGCCGAATTGGAGGACACGAACATGAAGAAAACCACCGCCCAGAAGACCGCAGCCTACCGCCTGCCCGAAGCCACCACCCCGGAAAACCTGGAAATGAAGCTGATGAACAACCTGGGGACCATCCTTACCTTTGGCGACCGCATCCTCGCCGTCGGGTACTTCTACGATTCCAACGGGCGCAGCTACTACGGCGCTGTGTACCGGTTCACCACTGAGGATCACACCTGCGAAGGCGACATCAAGCTGGTCAGCGTTTCGGATGAGACCTTCATCGACAACGGGCACGCCATGGCCTGGGCAATGAGCAAGGCGAACTAAAACAACCACGACATAACACCCTACAGGGATGGAGCCGGAAGGCTCTGTTCCTCGTTACAGCCGCGAAGGGCTGTTTTTTTATGCTCATTTTACGGAGGTGACGGACATTAGAAAGCTCAAGAAATACACCCCCACACCCTTTATGGCCAAGAGGTCTCATTACGACAAAGCCCTGGCGGACTATGCCGTCAGCTTCATCCAGTGTCTCTGCCACACCAAAGGCACCTGGGCGGGAAAGCCCTTCGAGCTGATCGACTGGCAGGAGCGCATCATCCGCGACCTGTTCGGCGTGGTCAAAGAGAACGGCTACCGGCAGTTCAACACCGCCTACATCGAGATCCCAAAGAAAATGGGTAAGTCGGAGCTGGCCGCTGCGGTGGCGCTTCTCCTCACCTGCGGGGACGGTGAGGAACGCGCCGAGGTGTATGGCTGCGCCGCCGACCGTCAGCAGGCGTCCATCGTTTTTGAGGTAGCGGCGGATATGGTGAAGATGTGTCCGGCGCTCTCCAAGCGGCTCAAGATCCTCGCGTCCCAGAAGCGCATCGTCTACCATTCCACCAACAGCTTCTACCAGGTGCTCTCGGCGGAAGCCTACTCCAAGCATGGCTTCAACATCCACGGTGTGGTTTTTGATGAGCTGCACACCCAGCCAAACCGGAAGCTCTTTGACGTCATGACAAAGGGTTCCGGGGACGCCCGGATGCAGCCCCTCTACTTCCTGATCACCACGGCGGGGACGGATACCCGCTCGATCTGCTACGAGACACACCAAAAGGCCAAAGACATCCTGGAAGGCCGGAAAATCGATCCCACCTTCTACCCGGTCATCTACGGCGCCGATGAGGGGGATGACTGGACAGACCCCAAGGTGTGGAAGAAGGCCAACCCCTCTCTCGGCATCACGGTGGGCATAGACAAGGTCAAAGCCGCCTGTGAGTCCGCCAAGCAGAACCCTGCCGAGGAAAACAGCTTCCGCCAGCTCCGGCTGAACCAGTGGGTCAAACAGGCGGTGCGCTGGATGCCGATGGACAAGTGGGATGCCTGCGCGTTCCCGGTTTCCGAGGACGATCTGGAAGGGCGCGTCTGCTACGGCGGGCTGGATCTTTCCTCCACCACGGACATCACGGCTTTTGTGCTGGTGTTCCCGCCGCTGGATGAGGAGGACAAATACACCGTGCTGCCTTACTTCTGGATACCGGAAGACAACATCGACCTGCGCGTCCGCCGCGACCATGTGCCTTACGATGTCTGGGAGCGGCAGGGGTACCTCCAGACCACGAAGGGAAATGTAGTCCACTACGGCTACATCGAAAAGTTCATCGAGCGGCTGGGAGAGCGGTTCAACATCCGGGAGATCGCCTTCGACCGCTGGGGCGCCGTGCAGATGGTGCAGAATCTGGAGGGCATGGGCTTCACGGTGGTTCCCTTTGGACAGGGCTTCAAGGATATGTCCCCGCCTACCAAGGAGCTAATGAAACTGGTGCTGGAGGAACGCATCGCCCATGGGGGACATCCTGTCCTCCGCTGGATGATGGACAACATCTACATCCGCACCGACCCGGTGGGGAACATCAAACCGGACAAGGAAAAGTCCACAGAAAAAATAGATGGCGCCGTTGCCACCGTTATGGCCCTTGATCGGGCCATCCGATGCGGCAACGACACCAGCGAGTCGGTCTATGACAGCAGAGGGCTGCTGTTTTTATAGGTTGCCTATTAGCGAAATTCTGATGTCAGTTCTGAGGTGTAATCCCGTACTCGATGCCACTGGTTCTTAAAACGGAAGTACAGCTCACCATCGATTTCCTTCATGGGACAGGTATACCGGCATCCCATGTTTGTTATTTAAACCCAGTCACAGGCGTAGTTGATACAAAGCACCAACATTGTTGATCACTCCGTTTCGATAACTTCATAATCGGGGTCTTCATAATCCTCCAGAGGGTAGTCGCCTGGGTTAGACATATAAAGTGTTTCCGCACCTTCCCGTGAACAGGAGATCATGTAGTCCCCGTACTCTTTTGCCTCTTCTTCGGAATCGAAGAGTTCATCTTCTTCCTCCTCGGTACCATCGGGGTATTTCATAAGGAGTTTGAATTTTCGACCAGAGTCATCACCCAGGGATTCCGGCTCAAAGTCATCTGTCGATTCATCGGAGTCGCCGGTTCCCTTTGTAGCCAAGTATGCAGCACCCACCGCTACACCGATAATGCCGACAATCTTTGCCCCAGCCTTAAGGCGCTCCATCCACTTGGCTTTGCGCTTTTCACGGCAATCGGGGCAGAGCTTCTGTTTTGTACCCGACTCAAGCACTGCACCACAGTCGCGGCAAACAACAGCGTGAGTTGTTTCATCTGGCAAAGGTTCAATAGGTGTCACCTGGAGACTCTCAGCGTTGAATGCCCCAATGGGGTACTCACTAATATATCCAGACACCGTGAAGGATCGTCCGCAGCTATGGCACTGACACTCCACATTCTCAAATTCATAAATTACCTCATCACCCATCTGCCGTTCGGAAGTAGAAACAGTTCCTTCATCTTCCAGGTCAATGCGATTTTTCGCTTTGCAATAGGGACATTCAACAGCGCGCTGTAGACTAATGCGGTCATCTTCCCATGATGTGTCATCCCCAATTTCTTCTGCTGCCTGCTGGAGTTTTACCTTTTCACAGTACTCCTGCAGAGCTTTTCTAAAGATTTCAGACTTGGGAACGCCAGTCGCATTGCTGGCAAAAGCCAGCATTTCATCCTCTTTATCATTGAGGCGGACACGGTATTGCTTTTCGCGGCTATCTTCCTTTTTAGGCCTACCAAGCATTTTATCATCTCCTTTGATTTAATGGATATCCAGAAAGGCTGTAATCAAAGAATACACCTTTCTCCTCGCTCTGTCAAGTATTTGGATATCCAAAAATAAAAAGAAAGTGAGGTCAAGCCTATAGGCATCTTTTCCGGCTTGTTCAAATCCCGCGACAAGCCCCAGAACCGGACATCCGGTAGCGGGTACAGCTTCTTCTTCGGCGGCTCCACCGCCGGCAAGAACGTCAATGAGCGTTCCGCCATGCAGATGACCGCCGTGTACTCCTGCGTCCGCATCCTGGCGGAAGCGGTGGCGGGTCTGCCGCTGCACCTCTACCGCTACAAGGAGGATGGCGGGAAGGAAAAGGCGCTGGACCATCCGCTCTATAATCTTCTCCACGATGAGCCGAACCCGGAGATGAGTTCCTTCGTATTCCGGGAGACGCTCATGACCCATCTGCTCCTGTGGGGCAACGCCTACGCCCAGATCATCCGCAACGGCAAGGGCGAGGTCATTGCTCTCTATCCGCTGATGCCAAACCGCATGGTGGTGGACAGGGACACCAAAGGTCGGCTCTACTACCAGTACACCACCAGCACAGAGGATGCTCCCACCATGAAGGGCGTTACCGTCAACCTGCCGCCCTCGGATGTGCTGCACATCCCCGGTCTGGGCTTTGATGGGCTGGTGGGATACAGTCCCATTGCCATGGCCAAGAACGCCATCGGTATGGCGATTGCCTGCGAGGAGTACGGGGCTAAGTTCTTCGCCAATGGCGCGGCCCCCGGCGGTGTGCTGGAACATCCCGGCACCATAAAAGACCCCCAGCGGGTGCGGGAGAGCTGGCAGTCCACCTTCGGCGGCAGCGGCAACAGCAACAAGATCGCCGTGCTGGAGGAGGGCATGAAGTACACGCCCATCGGCATCTCGCCGGAGCAGGCGCAGTTTTTGGAGACGCGAAAATTCCAAGTCAATGAGATCGCGCGAATTTTCCGAGTGCCGCCCCACATGGTAGGCGACCTGGAAAAGTCGAGCTTTTCTAATATTGAGCAGCAGTCTCTGGAGTTCGTAAAATACACGCTGGACCCCTGGGTGATCCGCTGGGAGCAGACCATTCACCGGTCGCTCCTGCTGCCGGATGAGAAATCACAGTATTTCGTGAAGTTCAATCTGGAGGGTCTGCTTCGCGGCGACTATCAGAGCCGCATGAACGGGTACGCCATCGGTCGGCAGAACGGCTGGATGTCCGCCAACGACATCCGGGAACTGGAAAACCTCGACCGTATTCCCGCTGAAGAGGGCGGCGACCTGTACCTTATCAACGGCAATATGCTCCCGCTCAAGGACGCGGGGGCTTTTGCAAATACCGAATCCATCGATGACGGAAAGGAGGAAAATGCCGATGAAGAAGTTTTGGAAGTGGAGGAATCAAGCCCAGACAGAGACGGCTCCGGCGGAACGGACGCTGTATCTGAACGGCACCATCGCCGAGGAAAGCTGGTTTGACGATGACGTCACGCCCCAGCTTTTCAAGGAGGAGCTGATGGCCGGGGACGGGAACATCACCGTCTGGATCAATTCTCCCGGCGGCGACTGTGTGGCGGCGGCTCAAATCTACAATATGCTGATGGACTACCCCCACGATGTGACCGTGAAGATCGATGGCATCGCGGCGTCCGCCGCATCCGTCATCGCCATGGCGGGCACCAGGGTCCTCATGTCCCCGGTGTCCATGCTCATGATCCACAATCCTATGACCGTGGCTATGGGCGATACCGGCGAGATGCAGAAGGCCATCGAGATGCTCTCCAGCGTCAAGGACTCCATCATCAACGCCTACGAGATCAAGACCGGTCTGTCCCGCGCCAAGCTCTCCCACCTCATGGATGCGGAAACCTGGATGGACGCTGGAAAGGCGGTGGAGCTGGGCTTCGCCGATGAGGTGATGAAGCGCCCTGCCGAAATCGAGGACACGGAACCCCCGGCGGTCACCATGCTGTATTCCAAAGCGGCGGTGGTCAATTCCCTCATGGACAAGATCGCCGAGAAATGCAAAACCAACCGACCCGCCCCCAAGGCGGAACCCAAGGGCCGCTCTGTAGGCGATCTCTACGAGCGGCTCAATCTTTTGAAACATTAAAGGAGGAAAACTACCATGACTATTTTGGAACTGCGCGAGAAGCGCGCCAAGGCCTGGGACGCCGCCAAGGCTTTCCTGGACTCCCACCGCACCGATAAGGGTACCCTGTCCGCCGAGGATGACGCCGCCTACTCCCGCATGGAGCAGGATATCACCGATCTGGGCAAGGAGATCGCCCGGATGGAGCGCCGCGAGGCTCTGGACGCCGAGCTGAACAAGCCGGTCAGCCAGCCCATCACCGGCAAGCCCGCCGGCGACCAGCAGGCCGAGAAGAAGGGCCGCGCTTCCGATGAGTACAAGCGGAACTTCTGGAACGCCATGCGTCTGCAGGGCAACCCCTACGAGATCCGCAACGCCCTGCAGGAAGGCACCGACAGCGAGGGCGGTTACCTGGTGCCGGACGAATATGAGCGCACCCTGGTGCAGGCTCTGGAGGAGGAAAACGTGTTCCGCCGCCTGGCCAAGGTCATCCAGACCTCCAGCGGCGACCGCAAGATCCCCATTGTGACCAGTCACGGCACCGCTGTCTGGCTGGATGAGGAGGACGCACTCACCGAGAGCGATGAGGTGTTCGACCAGACCTCTCTGTCCGCCTACAAGCTGGGTACCTTCCTGAAGGTGTCCGATGAGCTGCTCAATGACAGTGTGTTCGACCTGCCCTCGTATATCTCCACCGAGTTTGCCCGCCGCATCGGCGCCAAGGAGGAGGAAGCCTTCTTCGTGGGCGATGGCAGCGGCAAGGCCACCGGCATCTTTGCGGCCACCGGCGGCGCCCAGACCGGCGTTACCGCCGCCAGCTCCACCGCCATTACCGCCGATGAGCTGATCGATCTGTTCTATTCTCTGAAATCCCCCTACCGCAGAAAGGCGGTCTGGGTGATGAACGACTCCACGTTCAAGGCCATCCGCAAGCTGAAGGACAACCAGGGTCAGTATCTGTGGCAGCCCTCCCTCACGGCTGGGACCCCCGATACCATCCTGAACCGTCCGGTCTACACCTCTTCCTATGTACCCGCCATCGCCGCCGGCGCCAAAACCATCGCCTTCGGTGATTTCAGCTACTACTGGATCGCTGACCGCCAGGGACGCTCTTTCAAGCGTCTAAACGAGCTGTTCGCCACCACCGGCCAGGTGGGCTTCATGGCCACCCAGCGCGTGGACGGTAAGCTGATCCTGTCGGAGGCCATCAAGGTGCTGGCGCAGAAGGCGTCTGCATAATAGAAAGGCGGTGGTGATGATGGACGAGCTTTTGCAGAAGGTCAAGGAAAACCTCATCCTGGAGCATGACGCCGATGACAAGCTGCTGGAACGCTTCATCACCGCCGCCATCTCCTATGCGGAGAGCTACCAGCACATTGCGGCGGGGTACTACCAGGAGCACCCCATGCCGCCCACTACTGAACAGGCCGTCATCATGCTGTCATCCCACTTCTACGAGTCCAGGGATGGCAGCACGGGCGGCTTTTTCGCAGATAACGTGCAGGCCGGTCAGCAGGTGTGGCACACCGTGAACCTACTTCTCCGGCTTGACCGGGAATGGAAGGTGTGAGTATGTCCTTTGGAAAGATGAACACCTTTATTGACCTGGTAAAAAAGGAAGTCTCCGTGGATGCGGAGGGCTTCAAATCTGAAAAGGAGGTCACCCAGGCCTCCGTCCGGGCATACCGGGAAGGAAGGCACGGAAGCGAGAGATGGGCAAACATGGCGGCTTTTTGGGAAGCCACCGACCTGTTCCGCTTCCGGGTCATTCCCGGTGTATCCGTGACCACAGACCTTGCGCTCCTCTGCGATGGCGACCGCTTCGAGATCACCTCTGTGGAAGACGTGAAGGGCCGGGGGATGTATCTGGAGGTCATGGCAAAGGT